ATAGCTCAACACCCTCAAATATGCCATTCCAAATTGCATAATCAGCTATCTCGTCGTCTTCGTCGTATTCATATCCTCCTGGTATTTGGTGAGGACAGATGTATTTACCCATAGAATCTAATTCAAAGAAGCTGACTTCTCTCCCGTATTCAGCAGAGCAATTAGGACAAATAATATCTACTTGAGATAATACACCACCGGTAGAGCATTTATTAACGCGCATTGTCTTAATATTCATTATGTCTTCAGCTTTTGATGCATGAATAGCAGCTAGACAATAAACGCATTTATACCCTTTATTTTTTACAATAGACATGTTTTTAGTGTATCTGTCGCCGCTGTCAATTGCGTTGTCATAGCTTGGTTCAGACACTAAAAAAGCGTCTAATATAAAACCAATTGATTCCTCGGCTTCACTCCATTCGTGGTTGTATATTAAATTTTTACCAATCAATTCTTTAGGCATTTGTTGTAGAACGTCATCATGCCACACTTTATAGCTTCTACTAACTAAATTGTCTGAAGCACGCAGCGGAACAACATACCATTCGTCATACTCCCAATCTTCTTTAGTATAAAATTTGATTTTATCTAAATCTTCTGGTGTAGGAGAACCCATGTATAAAGTACGTTTAACTGGCTTTTGTAGCATAACTTCCATAGTTAATCCATCCTTGTTTTGAATTTAATAAATCTACAATTGGTTTAGTAACACTGTTAGAATAATCTTTGTGACATCTACAGCGCATTTTGCAAGCCGTGGCAACAGCAATTGGTGGAAAATATCCAATTATTTGCCAGCCATTCATTGAATAAGAAATGCAGTCAGGGCAAACGTTGTTGTATGCTCCAATTACCCATTTTTCCCATTTAAATCCAGCTTCTTTATGTGCTTCTGACCTTCCTCTTTCATAGAATTTATAGAAAGAATCTCCATATTTACTGGACCTGTCTAATATTTGAGCAGGAGATAAATTACCGCTATTAATTTCCTGAGAAAAACGTCGTAGGTAAGCATATTCATCAACTAAACTATTGCCTACTACTCCTTTATCCCTAGCTTTGAATTGATAATTACCTCCTTTACCTGCTAGGTAAGATTGAGTATTACCTTTTTTAATAATCTCCCGCATAGTTTGTTCCCATGTTGCTACAGTTATTTTTTTATCTAATAGCAATTGAGTAGTAGTTTTAATATCTCCTTTTAGCCTATTAATATTATTTTCTATCACTTCTTGTATGTCTGCTCTAGATACAAATCTACCAGCAAAAATACCAGAAGTATAGCGGAATCTTTGAGTTTTAGTGTCAAAGGAGAAATCTGCCATTGTTACTCCTCAGCCACAATTTCAGCTTTTAGTAAACCAGCATATTCAACATTGTTTTTGTCCCAATCTTTAATATAGTTATTAACATCATCATCAGTAATTAATGCTGTTTTAAGTAATTCATCTAATGGGATTAGATCTGATTTTTCAGGTACAAACTTAGTTTCTAGCATAGTATTTTTCTAGTTGTAAATCTTGTGGTGGAGGAGTAGAATCTTGATGAGTAAACTCACTCATAACTTGAGTGTATTCAGAATTTGGAGTTAATACCCATTTAGGCCACTTAACGTCAAAAGCTCGATTATTTAAGTAGAAATCATAGCCATATCTAAGAACCATTTTAACGCAAATTGCCCACCGCACTTGTTCTCCAATCAATGAACGTACTTCCCCAATTAATCTGCTGTATGTTAATGCTGGTTGTCCATGAATGTCCTTGGCTCCACTTGCTGTATCAGCTAAGCCGGGGAATATCCATGCTGGCACTCTTGGTGGAATGCATTGATATCGCAATTTTAACCAGTAATCGACTAATGGAGTTAACGCATCTCCGGATGTACTAGCTGCTTTACGGACATCAGAACCAGACATTAAATACAAGTTTGTGATAATGCCAGATGCCGCCATGCTTTCATGACGTTGCATATAATCAATTCTGTCTTGTTCTGTTTTGTCTTCTGGTAAAATATGAAGCCAAGGAGTAATGCCCACATCTCGTGCTGCGGTTTCTAAAGCTACGGAACAATCTTTAAATTTGCGCCATGTTTCTATCGAAGGAAAACCAATAGAATTGCCATAAAGACCGCGAGATTTGTACTTAAAATGAAGTATTTTAACTGGATTAAACTCTAAGTCATCATCAGAAGACATTAACTTAGTTCGTTGTATATATTTGAGAGTTTCATTATTAGCAGTTTTCTCTACAAATATAGAAAAAGTTGGTAAATATTGACTAGCAGTAATATCCCAATCATCTTTACTTAGCCCAGTTTTACCAATACCAAGTTCTACAAAACTATCTCCAAAAGCCAACGCTTCTACAGCAGCTCGTATTAAAAAATCACCACCTAAAATTAAATCTTTTCCGCAACGAGCAGTAGATAATTCTTTGGCTATTTCTAACACTTCTGGAGCAACAGAACTTCCATCTATTAATGTGTCAGAAACATACCAACTAGATACTTGTCCCTCGACTTCTTGAAAGCAATCTGATGCTATAGTGTCTATGGCATGACGATATTCATAACTCCAATAATACATCTCCAATAAATCATAAGAAATATTTAAATCACCATGTACTGGACGTATTGGAGTTTCTGGTAAATCATAATTAGCTTTAAACTGAATAGCTGGGTAAATAACAGATTGCCTATACCCTTCTAGATCTGAGGAACTAGAACGTCTAAAAAATTGCCATATTTTGTTAAAGATTTTCCCGTAATTTGGCATAAAAAATAAATTAACTTATACTTTATTTTAAATCTTAATATTTTTTAAAGCATAAATTGATAAACTTGTGATACTATTTTTTATGGTAGCCTCTCCTACCTAAGCCAGCTTCGCTTCAATAAGCTGGCAAATTATCTATCTAAACCTAGATTTTGCTCTAGACACAGTTCCTAGATCTGCTGCTAACGCTCCTCCGCGTCTTCTTAACGCTGTTTCTAATCTAGCAAAAGCAATGCTTAAACACATAATACAATCATCATGTCCATACATTGCATTTCTAGTTTGAAGAGAAAAACTTTTAAATTCTGTTAACCCTGCCCAATTAGCTGGAAATATAATCTCTCTTTTTTCTAATGCTAATGCCAATCGGTCTGTGTTAACAACTTTAGAAGTGTTAGTAGTGGCTACTGTGTCAATTGCTAAACCAGGACGCTGTTTAACAATTTCAGCTGCAATAATAGCACCACCAGAGTTGTGTTCTATTACAGTTAAAACAGGATTGTAAGCATCTGATAATTGTAATGTTTTGTCTATACAGAACAAAGATTGTCTATCGTTTTCTCTGTACTCAGCTACTACTTGATATGGATAATCAGTAATGTCAATTATTAAATACTCCCAATAGTCTGTACCTCCAAAATTTGGATCTAATGCTGCCATATAATGTCTTTCTTTGTTTGGTAATGCCCAACTACCAACAGCACATTTAGAAACATTCTCAGAACTAAATAAAGCACCACCTGAATCAGGAATGCCAAGATTGTATTCTCTATTAAGTGCATCATCTGTTAATTTATGTTTTTCTTTAGTCTTTTGCAAAAAGTCAGGAACATTGCTATATACTGGATGAGCCTTCCAATGAATAATTACTTTTGCCCAGCCATTGTTGTCCACCCACCAATAGCACGGCTCTTCTTTACCTGCTTTAATTTTTTCTATCAATTCCTCTGCATTTACTGGATTAGCTGAATCAAACATTTGCCAAAAAGTCGACAATTTTCCTAGTTGAGACATTGTTGTAGCCATTATAGTTCTGGCATTTTCCCCTACCGCTTCTTGTGATGGTGTTGACGATGCATAAATCTCACTAAAATTAGGAGGAAATGCAGCCTCATCATAAAAAATATCACTAACAGATTCTAGTGACCGTGTAGCATTATCTGTAGCAGGGCGAAACCATATTTTACCAGCATTCTGAAAGTGGATCTCCGTTTTAGATTTAGTTAAAAATCTAAGGTCTTTGATATTAGCAGGCATGGATTGAATACGCACTGCAATATTAGAAGATTCTTTTTGTCCTAAAGACAATACAGCCGCAGCGTAGGCAGGGTTTAACAATGCTTTATGTAAAAACTTAGCAGAAATACATTCAGTTAAACCTAATTGTCTTGTTTTGAAAATCATTATACCGCGATATTTATCTATTAAATCACTAACAATTTTTTGATATTCAAACGGAGCAAAAGGAATAAATTTATTACCAGATCTAATTCGACAACACTCTTGCAAAAACTCACTATAATTAGACGGAACTTGATAAAAGTTATCTAGCGACTGAGCGCGTCCGTTTTGTGTTAAAAAGTCAATTGTTCTTTGTTTAATTTTTGTTTTAAATCTTGGATTTAATTGAATTTCTATCATATAATTAAATTGGCAATACAGAGTAGTTAATCATGAAATTTTTCGTAAACCAAGCTAGTTTTTCTAATGCAATAAATCAGGTCGCTAGAGCAATTTCAGCTCGTCCTACCCACCCTATCTTAGGTTGTTTCTTAGTAGAAGCTAAGGAAGACAATTTAATTATAACAGGGTCTGATTTATCTATATGGATTAAAACAGAAATTGCAGCAGAAATAATAGAAGAAGGCTCTATCTGTGTTTCCGCTAGAGCGTTAGTAGACAGCATCAACAAAATACCTAACTGTGATTTAGAGATTAAAGTAAACACAGACGAGACAACATTAAACATTAAGCACAAAACTGGTAAATTCAAAATTAATGGTGTTTCCTCAGCAGAGTATGCAACTTTTCCATCTTTAGAGGAAAGTGAAGAAATATCGCTATCTGCTGAAAAGTTGCTAGAAGGATTAAAATCCGTTCTTTTCTCTGCTTCTAGTGATGAAACTAAACAAGTATTAACTGGAGTAAATTTTCAGTATAAAAACGAAAAAATGTGCTTAGCCACAACCGATGGACACAGGCTATCAGTATTTTCTTACGAAAGCAAAGAAACTATAAACGCATGCACTATTCCAGCAAAGGTTTTACATGAAATAATTAAAATTGTAAAGCCTTATAGCGTATTTCAGTTAACATTTTCAGAGTCAATAGCCAAAATCCAATCAGACAACACTACTGTTGTCTTCAGAACATTACAAGGGAATTATCCAAACTATTCTCAATTAATACCAAGACAATTTGAGAGAGAATGCTGTATTTCTAGAAAGCAGCTAATAGAAACACTGGAACGGGTTAATATTATGTCTGACTCAAAAAATAATATTGTAAAAATGACTTTTGTGCCAGATGAACAAAAAGTAGAATTAACAACTGAAAATCAAGGCGTTGGCAGCGCTATTGACACATTAAATTGTGATTTCTCCGGAAGCCCAATTGTAATTTGTTTTAATGCAAAATACATCTTAGAAGCATTAAAATCTCTTAATGGAGAAGAGGTGAGACTTCAAATGAATCAAGAACTAACACCGGTTATCTTGTCTAAAATGGGAGATCCAGATAATTTAAGATTACTAATGCCTATTCAGTTGAGACAATAACTAATCAATAAAATACCCCGCTCCTAACTGGATGCGGGGTATTTTAAAGTATCTAATTTTCTATTCTAACTTAACAGTTGGCAGCCAAGCTATAATTAGCTCGTATTTCTCCGGGGGAATTTCCCCAAAAGATTTAATTTTAGACTTTAGTCCAGTTTTTGCCGTTATGGCAATTTTTACTTTATCCCCAATGTCTCCATTAGAGTCCAATAGATTGCTTTGACGAGCAACATCCATCAATTTGTT